ATGTGGCGCCCCGAAGAGGGCAAGGAATACACGGTCCGCCTCCTGGCGTTCCCGGACAATGAGGGCCAGCCCTTCAAGGAGCTCTGGTTCTACTACAACGTCGGCAACAATCCCGGTCTTCTCGCTCCGCACCAGTTCGGCAAGCCTGATCCGATCCAGGACCTGATCAACAAGCTCCGCGCTGAGGGTAGCAAGGAGTCCTACGAGCTCGCCAAGAAGCTCTACCCTAAGATGCGCGCCTACGCTCCAGTCGTCGTCCGAGGTGAGGAGGACAAGGGCGTCCGAATCTGGTCCTTCGGAAAGACCGTTCTCCAGGACATCTACAACATCATGCTTGATGAGGATTACGGCGACATCACCGATGCCCTTGAGGGTCGCGATGTCCGAGTGATGTGCACCAAGGCTCCTGGTAAGCAGTACGCTGACACCAAGGTCACTGCCCGTGCAAAGATCTCCAAGCTCAACGAGGACCAGAAGAAGGCGAAGGAGTGGCTTGGCACCATCCCGAACCTCCTCGAGATGTACCCTCTCAAGACTGAGCAGGAGCTTGAGAACATTGTCAACGCTTGGCTCAACGGTGACCAGGGTTCTCCTGAGTCCTCTGCTTCCTCGAATGAGGACGAGGGTGCGAGCCGTGGTGGTAGCTCGAAGGTCTCCAACAAGTCCGAGACTGATGATGTTGCAGCCAAGTACAAGAGCCTCGACGACGCTTTCGCGGATCTCGAGTAACTCTTAGGCTGAACTAAGATTCAGCATTCGAGGCCCCAGGTGATACAGCCTGGGGCCTTTGAGTAGACTATTCCCAGGAGAAAACAATGGCTAGAAAGGCAGTGGAACCGAAGCAGGCTGAGAACAAGGCACCGAGCTCTGAGGATGACTTCACCTCAGATCTCATCAAGTCCCTGAACAAGGAGCATGGGTCTCGCATCGCTTACAACTTGGCAGTTGACACCTCGCCCACCCACGTGAAGCGGTGGATCTCGACTGGCTCCAAGCAGATGGACCTCATCATCTCGAACCGCGCAAACGGTGGACTCCCCGAGGGTCGCATCATTGAGATCTTTGGTCCTCCATCCATCGGTAAGTCCCATATTGCGACGCAGATTGCACGTTCTACCCAGCACATGGGCGGCATCGTGGTATACATCGACACCGAGAACGGTACCTCAGTTGAGAACTTGGCTGCGCTCGGTGTCGATGTCTCGAAGCGGTTCGTCTATGTCGATACCCACTGTACCGAGGAGGTGCTGGGTATTGCCGAGCAGACGATCCTGAAGGCAAAGGCGATGCAGAAGGACGTCCCGATCACCATCATCTGGGACTCGGTTGCGGCAAGCTCTCCGAAGGCTGAGCTCGAGGGTGCCTACGATAAGGACACGATCGGTCTCCAGGCCCGTGCAATCTCGAAGGGCATGCGAAAGATCACCGGTGTCATCGGTGACCAGAACGTCCTCTTCGTAATTCTCAATCAGATTCGCACGAAGATCGGCGTGATGCACGGTGATCCGACGACGACTCCGGGCGGGATGGCGATCCCGTTCCACTCGTCTGTCAGAATCAAGCTTGGTGCTGGACAGCACATTGAGAACAAGCAGGGTGAAGTCATCGGAATCCATGTCTGGGGCAAGACGATCAAGAACAAGGTCGCGCCGCCGTTCCGCAAGGTGGAGTTCCGTATCATCTTCGGCAAGGGTATCGAGGAACATGAGGAAGTGTTCGACGTCCTCCGAGAGCACGGTCCAGACATGGTCAACAATCACGAGGTGACGATCGAGGGAACTGGCGCCTGGAAGACAATCAAGGTTGTCAATGAGAAGACCGAAATTGTCGCAGAGAAGAAGTTCTACAAGGCTGACTTTGGAGATCTCTGGAGGGATCCTGCATACAAGCCTTGGATCGATGGACTGCTGGCAAAGGCTCTCATCCGAACGACAGTCGGCGCGAATGACATCGACATCGATCCAGAGTCCTACGAGGAGGTACGTGCCGTCGCCATGGAGCTAGGTGAGGCGATGGGAGCTGGGCCCGAGGACTACTGATGGAACGCCCGATCATGCTGGTTGATGCATTGAACCTGTTCATGCGTCATTTTGTGGTCAACCCATCGATGTCCACCAACGGGAATCACGTCGGCGGTGTGGTCGGGTTCCTTAAATCGCTCCAGCTACTCGTAGATGAGAACATGCCAGAGCGCCTCTATGTGATCTGGGAGGGTGGTGGTTCGGCTCGCCGCCGAGCCATCTTCCCAGACTACAAGAATGGACGACGTCCAGCGAAGCTCAACCGATACTACGAGGATGACATTCCTACGACAGTTGGAAATAGGAATGAGCAGGTCAACTGTATCGTGAATCTCCTGAAATCGACAGGAGTGAAGCAGATATATGTTGAGAACTGCGAGGCAGACGATGCGATCGGTTACATTGCCAAGAATTGCTTTCACGATCGGAAGCTTGTCATTGTCTCTTCGGACAAAGATTACTATCAGCTTCTCTCAGAAGACAGAGTCACCGTTTGGTCTCCAGGTCAGAAGTCTTATATCACTCCAGCCTCACTGAGAGAGCGCTTCGGCTGTGGTCCAGAGAATTTTTGCACAATCAGGTGCTTTGTTGGCGATGGCTCTGACGGTCTACCAGGGGTAAAAGGTGCTGGTTTCCCCACCATGATGAAACGGTTTCCAGAGCTGGCAGGCGATGAACACGTGTCAGTTGACGACATAGTTACCAAGTGCATGGAACTGTCGAATTCCTCAAAGGTGCAGCTCTTCCAGAATGTCGCGGAAGAGGGAGAAGTGGCCAAGAGGAACTGGCAACTGATGTATCTCGACATTGCAAACCTGTCGGCTGAGCACATCAAGAAGCTCGCATATTCGATCGATACTCCTGCACCCGCACCAAATAAGATGAACTTCATCAGGTCCCTGAGTCAGAATGGAATCCAGGGATTCGATGTCAACAAGTTCTTCATGTCAATCTCACTACTCAACCGTTGAGGTATTAATGTCTGAGCAGGTACATAGCTTGTCTCCAAAGGGTAACGTCGCCCACTTCGCCCAATATGGGAAGCACTTTCAGGAAAAGGTGTTCCAGTGCCTCCTAACTGACAACAGGTGGGCTGGCCAGATGGCCGAGGTGATGCACCCTGACTACTTCGAGCTTCGTTATCTCACGTTCCTGAGCGACAAGTACTTCTCTTACTTCACTAAGTACCGCACCTTCCCAACCCCACAGCTTCTTGTCAACATCGCGAAGGAATCTCTTGTCAACGACAGCGACATTATCCTGAAAGAGCAGGTCGTCGAGTTCCTCCAGCGCCTACGCGCCAATCCTGACATTGGTGACCACAGCTACGTCAAGGAAAAGGCGCTTGACTTCTGTAAGCGTCAAGCCTTCAAGGAAGCACTTGAGAAGTCTGTTGAGATGATCTCCAAGGACAACTACGAGTCCGTGGTAGGTCTCATGAAGACGGCGGTCTCTATTGGAATGGCGAACACGACAGGCCACGACTTCTTCGAGGACATGGAGACTCGATTCGCAAAGAGCAATCGGCAGGTTTGTCCGACCGGCGTCGTGAGGCTCGATGCCCATGACATCTTGCGCGGAGGTCTGGGTCGTGGAGAGCTAGCCGTCGTTGTGGCGAATACTGGCGTAGGCAAATCGCACTGGCTCACTGCGATGGGCGCAAATGCAATGCGCCAGGGAAAGAATGTGGTCCATTACACATTCGAGCTTTCTGAGGAAGCAGTTGGCCTCCGATACGACTCTAACCTGCTTGACATTCCGAGCAACGAAATCTGCGAGAGAAAGGCAGAGGTCATCGAGCACTACAAGAATAATCAGTACGGACGCCTCATAATCAAGGAGTACCCGACCGGCACTGCCAGCGTCATGACCCTGAAGAACCACCTTGACAAGCTGTTGCTCAAGGGATTCAAGCCCGGCGTCATCCTCATCGACTATGCCGACATCATGAGGTCCTCTCGTTCGTTTGACTCGCTTCGCCATGAGCTGAAGCTGGTCTATGAGGAGCTTCGTAACCTCGCGATGGAGATCAGCGTTCCGATCTGGACTGCTTCTCAAGCCAACAGAGACTCCGCAAATTCAGACATCGTCGGTCTTGAGAACATGAGCGAAGCCTACGGAAAGGCGATGGTTGCAGACCTCGTGGTCTCAATCTCCAGAAAGTCGACCGAGAAGGCAAATGGCTCTGGTCGACTGTTCGTGGCAAAGAACCGAGCAGGCAAAGACGGACTCTTGTTTCCACTAAACATAGACACGTCGAAGTCTAAGTTTGAAGTCCTGGATGAAAAATTCCTCACTCTGAACGAGGCCATCTCTCAGGACGGGAATGATATGAAGGCAGCACTCCAACAGAAGTGGAAAGAGATAAGGAGCGGTAAGAATGTCTGAGGCAGTCGAGTATTTCAATGGTGACGAGCTAGCGGCAAATGTATTCCTGAGCAAGTATGCTCTGAGAGACGAGTCGGGAAACCTGCTTGAGAACTCTCCTCGGGACATGCATCACCGCCTCGCGAGAGAATTTGCCAGAATCGAGGCAAAGTACCCGAACCCAATGAGCAAAGAGACCATCTTCAATCTGCTGGATGGCTTCAAGTACATCGTCCCTCAGGGGTCTCCGATGTCTGGCATCGGTAACGATTACCAGATCCAGAGCATCTCGAACTGCTTTGTCATTGACCAGCCATACGACAGCTACGGTGGAATCCTGTTCGCTGACCAGGAGCAGGTCCAGATCATGAAGCGGCGCGGCGGTGTCGGGTTCGACATCTCCACGATCCGCCCCCGTGGTATGAACACATCGAACGCGGCAAAGACCACCGACGGCATCGGCGTCTTCATGGAGAGGTTCTCAAACTCCTGCCGAGAGGTCGCCCAGGGCGGTCGTCGTGGCGCCCTCATGCTGACGATCGACTGTCGCCACCCAGAGATTGAGACCTTCATCGACATCAAGCGCGACCTGAAGAAGGTCACTGGCGCGAACATCTCGATACGGTTCACAGATGAGTTCATGCAGGCAGTGGAAAGCAACACTGGATTCTGTCTGAGATGGCCAGTCGAGGCACACCCTGAGGATGCTGAGATCGTCAAGATGGTCGATGCAAAGCAGATCTGGGACAAGTTCATCGATGCGGCTTGGGCCTCAGCTGAGCCTGGAGCCCTGTTCTGGGACACTGTGGTCAACCAGGGCATCGTGGACTGCTACCGCGAAGATGGCTACAAGACGATCTCTACAAACCCCTGCGGCGAGATACCGCTCAGCCCATATGACTCTTGCCGGCTCATGGTGGTCAACGCCGTGTCGTTTGTCAAGAATGCATTCACTGAGCAGGCGAAATTCGACTTTGATGAGTTTGGAAAGACGGTCTACGCCGCGCAGCGCCTCATGGACGATCTCATCGACCTCGAGATCGAGTGCGTTGATAGGATTCTTGAGAAGATCGACAAGGACCCTCAGCCCTTCCACGTGAAGAAGATAGAGCGAGATCTCTGGACCAAGATCCGCGATGCAGGTCTCAATGGTCGTAGAACTGGTCTTGGAATCACTGGTCTTGGAGATGCGCTGGCGGCGCTCAACCACAAGTACGGATCTGACGATTCGATCAACCTGACCGAGGCAATCTACAGTCACCTCGCGATGTGGTCGCACTATTCATCGCTTGTGATGGCGCACGAGCGTGGCGCGTTCCCAGTCTGGGATTACAAGAAGGAGAAGGACCACAAGTACCTCAGTGACATCATGCGCGCCACTGAATCCCTTCAGCCGGGCGCTCTTGACCTGTGGAAGAAGACGGGACGCCGCAACATCGCCCTCACGACAACGGCGCCGGTCGGCTCGGTCTCCATGCTTACCCAGACCACGAGCGGCATCGAGCCCGCATTCATGCTCTCGTACAAGCGTCGCAAGAAGATAAACGTGAACGACGACAACACAAAGATCGACTTTGTCGATGAGCTCGGTGACAAGTGGCAAGAGTTCACGGTCTACCACCACTGGTTCAAGAAGTGGATGGATGCCATGGGCAAGACTGAGCCTCAGGACTCTCCCTACTGGGGAGGCACTGCAAACGATATCGACTGGGTGAAGTCAGTTGACATTCAGGCTGCGGCACAGAAGTGGATCGATCACTCGATCTCAAAGACCTGCAACTTGCCCAATGATGCCACCAAGGAGACTGTCGCACAAGTCTACATGAGAGCCTGGAAGACGGGCTGTAAGGGCTTCACAGTATACCGCGATGGATGCAGGACCGGAGTGTTGGTTGCGGACAAGCCGAAGGGCGAGCCGAAGACGGTCCAGCACGCGCCAAAGAGACCCAAGGAGCTCCAGTGCGATATCCACAGGGCTAATGTCCGCAATGGTGAAACATCTGAGTCGTGGATGATCCTGGTCGGTCTCCTCGATGGCAAGCCCTACGAGGTGTTCTGTGGACTTGCTGAGAAGGTCGAGATCCCGAAGAAGGCGAAGACTGGCATCCTCACCAAGAATGGTCGAAAGGACGGCGTCACGACATACAATCTCAAGGTCCCGATCGGAGATGATGAGGTCGTGTTCAAGGACATTGCCTCGCTGTTCGACAACCCGACGCAGGGTGCCTTCACCAGGACTATAAGCCTTGCTCTGAGGCACGCAGTTCCCACTCAGTACATCGTTGAGCAGGTCCAGAAGGATAAGGCCTCCGACATGTTCTCTTTCTCGAAGGTCATCGCGAGGGTTCTGAAGGGCTATATCCCAGACGGCACCAAGCCTGCTGGAAAGTCCTGCCCCGAGTGCAATTCTTCAGATCTGGTGTACCAGGAGGGATGTATTACCTGCAAGTCTTGTTCATACTCCAAGTGTGGTTAGAATCTCAGAGTTAGACAACCCGATAATCTAGGAGAAGAAATGATCTGGAAGACGAATGTCAGCCCGCTAATCAAGGACTGTGAGCTGCGCAGCCTACCTGTTATCGTCCGAGTCAATAAGTTCGACGAGGAGTCCGCCAAGGAATTCCAGATCGCCATGGCAAAGGCCCACTCCACTGGGCAGAAGGTGATTCCTGTCGTGATCGACAGCTACGGAGGGCAGGTCTACTCCCTCATGTCGATGATCTCTGCAATCCAGGGATCTGAGCTCCCTGTTGCCACGATCGTTGAGGGAAAGGCGATGTCCTGCGGCGCAATCCTCTTCAGCTTTGGTGCTGAGGGCATGCGTTACATGGATGCAAACGGCACCGTGATGATCCACGACGTCTCCAGCGGAGCCTGGGGCAAGGTCGAGGAGATCAAGTCTGACGCCAAGGAGGTCGAGCGCCTCAACCGCAAGGTCTATGAGATGATGGCCCGCAACTGTGGCAAGCCGGACGACTACTTCCTGAAGATCGTCCACGAGCGTGGTCATGCTGACTGGTACCTCGATGCCACTGAGGCGAAGAAGCACAACCTTGCCAATCACCTCCGCATCCCGAAGCTCACCGTGAGCGTGGACGTCAATATCGAGGTCGAGTAGAGCATGAATAGGATCGAGCTGTACGGTGACGGAATTGGATGCGTGGAGTATGTCCAACACATGGGCACTGACCTGACGGTCGTCAACTCCGCCAGGGTTTCCTTTGGAAAGCAGAAGGATGAGCTGGACGAGAAGGACTCCAAGCTGATCAAGTACCTGATGGAGCATCGACACACTTCCACTCTTGAGCACAACGTGATCACCTTCAGGTTCAAGGTCCCGTTGTTCGTCAGGTCCCAGCACCACCGTCACCGTACCTGGTCCTACAACGAGATCTCTCGTCGATACACGGATGAGAATCTCGAGTTCTATGAGCC